AGAATGTTTAGCTAATGATATCAGAAATTTGAAGAAACCTTTTACTTTTATGGCCCCAGATAATGGCGTATATTACTACTACAACAAACTTATAACCACAACATCAAAACAGACAGATAAACCTAGAAACCAGAAGAAACAGGATTTAATAGAACAGGCAATCATGAATGATATACAACAAGAACTAGCTGCGGCAGATGCACAAGTAGAAATTGACCAGATGAATTTGGATGATAAGAAAGAATTACAATTGGTAGTTCAAGCCTTAGAGAATAATGATGTCCCTAAAGAACCAGAAGGGGATCACTATGATTTGAATCCATTTGCAGCACCTGTAGAGTTCATAGCAAAGGATTGTGAGGGGAAGGTACTATGGCTTCCAGGAATTAGAACTATATTTCCAACCATATGTGTCTCACTCATGTCTTTTATCAATTACAGCATCTACAAGTGGACTTTGGATCTTAGTAGATTCCTACCATCATTTATTTATGACAGAACTACACCAAAAATCAGAACAGCAGTCATGATCTCATGTGTTGTTGCAGGCATTGTTCAGTTATATCATTTACTCAATCAGCACCCTGAAAAATTTATGAACCCTTATGTCAAAACTTACAGAGTCACACCTTCCAATAACAATGTCATTCTAGACCTAGATCAAGATGTCAGAACTGACACTCAGATGAAATGTGAGTTGAAGCACAAGACGATTAAAGTTAGAAATTACAGAATAATTCAATCCTACGGTCCTAGAGACGATACTACCAGAATGATAACTGGCCCAATTTCCCGAGCAATGGAATGGCTTGGTTACCACAATGAAAAACACTATGTAGCATCAGATGAACTTCTTTCCCAAGTATGTGGTCCTGATGTTTTTATTGGTGATATACCCAGGAAATTATATAACAATCGAGTAAAATCAAAATTAATGTCTCAAAGCACAATTAACTTCGACAGGTCTCTAATCACTCAGAATCACTACATTGTAGATGAGACCAAATATATTGCAAACATGCACTATTTCAAAATGCGGCAGAAGAAAATATTTAATGATCCATTAGTAGAGCCGCATTTTCAGGAGTCCCCGACACCAGTCGGGGAAGATTAGTCTGTTATGGCTATCGAGCTGGCGAGGTCGAAATGCCCAGCTTGCCACCACAGACCAACAAATGCCAATACTATATTAGAGATATCACCACAGACAGGCGCCCGCCAGTCAAAATTAGTATGGGCTTCACAGTACCCTGGACACAACCCCACCCTGACCCTGCATGCCCTCTAACTACACTCACGGGAGTTAGAAAGAGAATGGCGTCTGACCCACCTGAACCGAATCCTGAAAAATTAGAACTGTTCAGGCTCCACGTTGCCCAATTTATACGGAAGCACTTTGTTCCTTTAGATTGTGGTTCGGATTATTCATTTGAAACATGGATATCCAATTGCCCATACCCATTATGGCGCAAGGATGAACTCAGAAAAGTTCACGAAAACATGGAACCTTGGTTGGACAAATATGCATTCCTCAAATGCTTCATGAAAGATGAATCTTATCCTGAATATAAGAGGCCCAGAGGAATATACTCTAGAACTGATGAGTATAAGGTGTTGGTTGGACCGACTTTCCAACTCATATCAG